GCTCCCCTTTTCACTGCCCCGAGGGATGCTCACCCAGGAGACACAAGGAGGATTCACCACGTTTATCTGAGTCTGTCGCGTCTACATTCTCAAGGGCTGGATGAAAGCCCCGGTTGCCTCACAACGAAAAAACCCCTAACTACTGCTCCCGGTAGGAACCCCGGTAGTGGCCGGGGCAGGAGCATGAGTTAGGGGTCTTCGCGTCGCTTCCTACGGCAACGGGGCAGATATTAGACCAGCATCAACGCCAGCGCAATACCCACAGCGACAAGTGCGGCTTTCCAAAGCCACTTTGTCTGGTGATGGCGTGGGGGGCCTTCCCACCAGTCGGGGTAGTGCGTAGGCCACGCCTCCAGGCGTGAGCGGTAGATGCGCTGGGGCCTCCACTCCAGGTCGATAAGCTCTTGGTGCGTACGCTCGCGTTTCATCCCCACACCTCTTTGTCGTCGGGGCCAGCTGTTTCCACCTCAAGCTCGCCACCAAAGATCAAAGCGATTTCATCGAACGGGACTTTTGCGTCCCTTAGTTCCTCGAGGATCGCATTGCACCTATCAGCCATTGGTTGAATCTCCTCCCACAGCTTGCGGCCTTTCTCCACAATTTCGTTGTATTCCTTTTCCAATGCTCGGGCTTGTCCGTTTTTCATGGCCTTAATCCTTTCCAAAGGGGCTAACATAGGGCTGCGGATACAGCTCGTCCAAAGCTGCGCGGTATTGATCCAGGGCTTCATGAGCCGATTCCCACCACCGGGCTTGCGCGGCGGTATCGCGGGTGCTGGTGAGGAGACATTCAAGCTCCAAAGCTAATCGCTTGGCGTGCGATGCCACTTGTCGATCCTTTAATAGCTCGTTCCACTCATCGCAGCGTATGGTGACCGTTTCGCAATTCATTGCCAGACTCCTGCCCAAAACAGGGCAAACGGTAAAAAGATGGACATGGCCAGCAGGAATGCCGCTAGGAAGCCCATACAGGCCCTCCTGCGCTCTTCCACAGCTTCGTCAAGGGGTCGGTAGCGGTAACGGGGCATAGCGGTTCCTAGGCGGTTTTGAGGGCTTGAGCAATTTGAGCTTGCAGGCGCTCAATGGCCGTTTGACACCTGGCCTTTTGTGCAGGGTCGCGGCTTTGCTTCAGGACTACCTGTTGCCAATACAGGCTTGTTTCCAAGGCTTTGAGTGTAGTTTTCATGTCACGGACTCCAAAAAAGGCGCAGCAGGGGCTTTCAAGGGATCGAAGGGCACCCGCTGCGGTGGTTTGTAAGGTTTGCCCCTCCACGTGGGGAAGGGCCAGACAGGGGGAGGGTTCTCAGGCGTCAACGGTTGACCTAGCGAACGTGAAGCAATAGCCGCGACCATCTGCGCTGTCCCCGTAGGTCATGGGTTCATTGCTTTGAACATAGGTCAGGTGCTTCTGGATGAACTTCACGCACGCAAGATGGTGCGCGTCCAGCGCGTCAAATTCATGCGCGTATGACACGGTTACGCTGCGTCCGTCAGCTGTGTACGCCTTAATGCGTGCACCGCGAACATTTGACGGGCCGAGGTAGCGGGTATGGATGGCAAGCATGGTCACAGACTCCAGGTGATGGTGCGAAATTGCACCCCTAAACGCACCCGCAGGTGCGCTCGCTGGGTGAAATCAGGCAGCTACAGGGATGTAGTTCTCAAGTGCCACAGACAGACTCCACAGAGTCGGGCGGCGCAAACGATCCTGCGTTTTGTCGCAATAGGCAAACCACATACCGTCCCGCTTCATGATGCGGAAGACTAGGCCGGATGCATAGCCTACGTACTCGCCCTTACGGAACGCAGACTTCTCGATGTTGTGCAGGTTCTTCATGGTCACAGACTCCACAGATAGGCCAGGCACTAGGCCCGGCCAGGTTGATGTTAGATGGTGAATTCAGGGTGAGACAAGGTAGCGATGATGTTGCGAGCCGCAGCCAGCTCAAGCTCCAACGCATGATGGTGGTTAATCTTGCGCGCACTGCTGAAGATGCCTGCACTGCTGATACGTACCTGGTGCACAGCATCGTCAATGCTCTCAGGTGTGTAGCAGACAACACGCCCGGTGATGCTACCGGCTCTGTAACCCTCACCATCTGCTACCAGGTACAGACCTGGTGAGCATTCGATGATGTAGGGCGTGCCGGTCAACAGACCAGCTCTGCGCTCAATGCGCTGCTCAAGCTCTGCAGCATTGCGGGAAACACTAGCGATGATGGATAGCACGTCTTGGTTCATGGTCACAGACTCTCCTGAGGTTGAAGCCCTGTCGGGTGATAGGGTTAGATGATTATCGGGGAAGTTACGGGGGGTGTGTCAAGCACTTTCTTACACAAAAGCTTTATACAATGTACTTATAACGTGTAGATGTTTTATGTGTGTACACTATAAGTACACAAGCACCAGGCGCCATGAGACTGAGGAGCGGGGGACTATCACCTACCGCTCGGCCATAGCGTGAAACTATGGGGCCAGGGCCACCATCCCTGTCATGACCATGCGGGGAGTGGGCGCGTGCATGAGTAGGCATGGCTGGGTTTGGGACTGGTCACCATCCCTGCGTTGAGCTGCAGCAACCCAAAGACAGGCCAGGCAGTTGGGTCGGAGGGTCGGGTTTGGCGTGACCCCAACATCTCGCCACCCCAGGAAAAAATCACTTTATGGTGTAGAGTCACTTGGCCAACAGCAGTTGGCATCTCTCCTTCGATTAGGGGCTACCTTGCGTAGCCCTTTTTTTGTTCGTATGATGTGGTTACTTGTAGAGGGTTAGAGATGACGATAACTGCGATAGAGGTCAGCAAGGGTGTTGATCTTCCCAAGCCTCGTGTGGTGTTTGCGTACCCGTATGGGGAGATGGATGTGGGGGACTCGTTTGTGGTGCCTGTGGAGCACAGGGCCAAGGTGTTGAATGCGAATTACAGGGCGGGGAAGCGGTTGGGTCAGAAGTTTGTGGCCAGGAGTGAGGGTGAGATGCTGAGGGTATGGAGGGTGGAATAGGAGGCGGGTATGAACGCTGACAGGTTGTGGATGGAAGAGGATGAGTTGAGGGCTGAGCTGGAGGTGATGGATGCTCGGTTGTTTATGGCCTCTATGCTGGTCAGGCAGTTGATGGACAGGATTGAGGATGCAGCCCGGGACGGATACATATCGGGATATTCAGATGCAGCTTTACGAATCTCGGGTGCGGCTGCAGCGGGAAACCAGGGCTGCGCTACTGTGCATTAGGAAGGCGCAGAAGATTAAGTTGGTGAATAGGTGGAAACGGGATTACCCGCCCATCGTGTGGGAAGAGTTGTTGAGGGTTGCCCGTAACAGGAGGGTGGCGCTGGCAATAGCGGATTGGGTATTGGAAAAGCCTTAATGAAATTTGATTTAGCCAAGTTCTACAGCTTTTGCTCTGAACTCAAGATTGAGACCAAGGAGCAGGGCTTGCGGAAGATGGACAATCTTCTGGGCACTCAGACATATGTGATGGATGAGATTGCAAAAGGATTGGCTGAGGATGTGCACTTTTTTGTGATCTTGAAGGGTCGGCAGTTGGGGATTACGACTATTTCCCTAGCCTTAGACCTTTATTGGCATTTCACGCATCCGGGTTTGCAGGGGACGCTGACGACGGATACGGAAGAGAACCGGGATATGTTCCGCACCACGCTGTCCATGTACATGGATGGCTTGCCCAAGGAGTTTAAGATTCCGGCTATAGGGCACAACAGGAACCAGTTGTCCCTCAAGAACAGAAGTCGCTTGTTCTATCAGGTCGCTGGTCTGAGGGCTAAAGGCTCACTGGGCCGTGGCAAGGCCATAACCTACCTTCACGGCACGGAGACAAGCTCCTGGGGTGACGAGGAGGGTCTGGCGTCACTGTTGGCTTCCTTAGCCGAGAACAATCCTGACCGGCTGTACTTGTTTGAGTCCACAGCCCGTGGGTTCAATATGTTCCACGATATGTACAAGACCGCGCAGAGGGCCAAGACCCAGCGTGCGATCTTCTGCGGCTGGTGGCGTAACGAGTTCTACAGCGTGGATGCCAAGAGCAACATCTACAAGGTGTACTGGGATGGCAAGCTGACTCCGGAGGAGAAGGAGTGGCACAAGGACATCAAGCGCCTATCTTCTGCGGCTGGTGGCGTAACGAGTTCTACAGCGTGGATGCCAAGAGCAACATCTACAAGGTGTACTGGGACGGCAAGCTGACTCCGGAGGAGAAGGAGTGGCACAAGGACATCAAGCGCCTGTACAACTTTGAGATCAACTCCCGGCAGATGGCCTGGTGGCGCTGGAAGATGCACGAGGGCATCAAGGACGAGGCGCTCATGTACCAGGAGTTCCCACCCACGGAGGACTATGCCTTCGTGATGACAGGCACCTCCTTCTTCTCCACCTCCCGGTGTACAGAAGCAGCCAAGGCTTCCAAGCTCATGGTGCCTGACAACTATCGCTATGCCTTCGGTTCTCTCTTCCAGGACACGGAGGTGCTCAAGAGCACAGAGCGGTTGGGAGTGCTGAAGGTCTGGGAAGAGCCTGTAGACAACGCCTACTACGTCATCGGGGCAGACCCGGCTTACGGCAGCTCTGACTGGGCAGACCGTTTCTGCATCCAAGTCTTCCGCTGCTACGCAGACGGGATGGAGCAGGTGGCCGAGTTCGCCACCTCTGAACTCAATACCTACCAGTTCGCCTGGGTTATCGCGCACCTCGCAGGTGCCTACAAGAACTCCACGCTGAACCTGGAGGTGAACGGGCCTGGTCAGGCCGTTATCAACGAGATCAGGAATCTCAAGAGGATGGCCGTGAGCATGAACAA